TCTTCGCAATCTCCTCTGGGGACATATACTTTTTGATAGGTCCCTTTGGGTCAGTTGCTTCTAGAAGAAATTGTGAAAAAGTTTTCATTCTTAAGAATAAGTTCTCTAATTATTTAGAATCTTCTGCTGATTGAAGATTTTGCTTAAGAAGTTTTTGTAATTCTGCTGTAGAACCAATAAACATTGTATTATTATTGGTAATACTTTTTGGTGCTGATGGGTCTTCTTCTTTTAACTTTTTCATTTTTTGCTGAAGGTCTAGCAACTTATCTGTTGTATCTGCAACATTCTTAATTAACTGACCTGCAACTTCAAATGCTCTAGGGGAATCTGATTGTTGTGCTATTTCCAGAATGCCATCTATTGCTTCTTGCCCCTTTTCAATTAGTGAGTATAATTGTCCTCTAGTATAATCATAATCAGCATCTGGGTCATCCTCCCCTTTCTTTGGAGATTTCCTGACAATGTTGGATGGTTCGGAAATAATTTCCTTTGTTATTGGGGATGCTTCTATATCTAAAGAATCATTTATTGCCTCAAAGTCATTTTTCATACATCAATACCTTTTCTTGGACTATACACTCTTCCATCACCAAAATCGAATCTCTCCTCATCAAATCCAAAATCATCACCATACTCAATAAGTTCATCATCTGCTGAAGTGATAGCATTTACTGCTGTTCCCTCTTGATGATAAGACAGTTGAGTGTTATCTTGAGATCTATTAACGGTTAATTTATTTCCAGTAATATCTTTAATATACATAGATTCTTCATTTATCATAATATAACTATTGGACACTAATGAAGTCGCATCAGAAACTTCAAACATAGTTCTCGTTTCATCAATATCTTCTGCCAAGACAGTTGTTTGATCATTATCATAATCTTTAATTGCTCTTGGTTCAGCAAAATATCTTAATTCTCTTGATGCATTCTTTCTTTCTGTAGTTGTATAATAATCAACTTGAACCTTTTTAATCAATGAGTTTCCACTTTCTGGAACTGGTCCAAATATTGATGTTTTTGCTGTAAAATTTAAAGTGTATATTAAACTTCTTCTTGTAGTGTAATCTCCCTCATAATTATCATTCATTGTAATATTTTCTAATATTACTGGTATATCTCTTTTCTCTCCAATAGAATTTACTAAATCTACCGTTAAATTAAATTGTGGTTGAAAATATGGTAATATTTGCTCTACAATCTGGAGCATATCATCATTATATTTTGTTATAATATTTAATTGTATACCAATGTTATAAGGTGCTGGCATATAAACCTGAACCGGATTTCCAGAAGATTTTACTCCTTGAAATGTCTGAACAGTTGATACTTTTCTTGATGAATCATACTGAATACTAGTCATTTCAAATGACATTCTTGGTAAAGTTATTGCAACTTTTTTTCTCAAATCGGGTTTTTCTTCCAATCTAGCTAAGAACTTTTGTATCGGTCCATATGCTATTGGAACTTTAATTAAACTAATATCATCTCCAGCATCATCCTGGTGACGTATTTGGATATCATTAAATAATGTTCCAAAGGCAATTATAGTTCTTTTTATTATCTCGTGATAATGATATTTTCCAAACATTTTAATTAATACTTTTATTTAATATTTAGAAATCACCAAATGGGTTTTTTTCGGAGAAGTCTAAAATATCATCTGCTTCTTCTTGGATAGTTATATTCTCTGCATATGGATCATGAATATTATCTGTAGTTATTGATAGAACTTTGTATGTTGCTCCAATTCCAATGATTTCTTCACCAAGAGCAAAGTTTCCATTAATAATTGATACCTTAAGAGTTCTCGTATCATAATCCCATCCTTTAACATATGCATTAGTTCCAGTGCTGGAACCTCTAACAACTTCATTATATTCATAATCTCCAGTTGCAATTCCTATTGGTGATGATATTTGTATGAATGGGGTTGTACCATAACCTACTCCAGCATTTGTATATCTTATTGCTGTAATTATTCCAGTAGTAGTTAATACAGCTTCTGCTGTTGCTACATCGGATGGTTGATAACCAAATGGAATTGGTGGAGCAATAGTGATAGTTGGAACTGTAGAATACCCAACTCCTCCAGAAGTAATTTGGATTGGTCCAAGTGATCCAGAACTTATTATTGCCGTTGCTATTCCACCAGAACCATAATTACTATTAGATTTTATTGTAATTACTGGTGGTTCTGTATATCCAATTCCTGGATTTGTTATTAAAATTTTACTTATAGATCCTCTATCTAGAATAGCAATTGCTTGTGCTGTGACTCCAGATCCAACAGGACTTCCAATAATAACTTTTGGAGCAGATTTATATCCATAACCACCATTTAAAATATCAATTTGAGAAACTGATTTTCCCGATGCTGGAGATATAAGATCTTCTGCTAAAATTGTTTCTGCTGTAGCAATAGAAGCTAAATCTGTCACCATTCTTATTGTTGCTATATATCCAAAATCCTTTACATTCTTATCAACATCATCTAAACCAGTATCAATAATCTCATCTTCATATTCAAATAGTTCACACCTTAACTCATAAGTATAAAGATTATTAAGTTGATAAAAAGGAGTTTTTACCTCAACATATTTGATTTCAAAAAGAGCATTATCTAATGGTAAATAAATTAAATCACCTTCTTGTGGTCTTGTTGGGACCTTAACATCATTAGAAAATAAATTTAGTTTGGGAGTGATGAAGTCTTCATATCTTTCCTTTGAGATGATAAAAGTGATCTCATCAGTACTTCTTACTCCAAATTTTGAAAGAATATCACCATTCCCACCAAAACCATTAAATGTGGAAATATATGCTTCGATTCTAAAGCTATCATCAAATTTAGAAACAATTATTTCTTTAATTATTTTCTTCTCATTAATAATTTTTCTGGGCATGTAAAGGACATCTTGCCCATAAATTGATAATTGCTCATTGATTAGATCTTGAACTAATCTTTGTTCACTTGGTGAACCTTGTAAAAAATAGGGATTTAATGGAGTCATATTAACCAATCATATCTAATGGTGGCATTTCATACTCTGACTTAAGTTTTTGTTCTATCTCTTCCAATTCTCTAACTGCGTCTTCATACAATTGTCTTCCATTTAATGAAATTCCACCTGGAAGTTGGACTCCATTAAACTTAATCATATTTTGACCCCACTGCCTTTTGATAAGTGCAGTAAGATATCTCTTTAACCAAAAATCATTGTAAATTTTTGGAAAATCTACAGGGTTGACAATTCTATAACAATCCAAAATTATCCAGGTATCTGCATCCACTTGCTTCCAATCAATATCCAAATATAAACGATGCTGCTTTTTATTGAACCTCAATTGAACATCTGGAGTTAAGATTCTACTAATATCCTCCAAATGGGTTTTTACCATTGCATAATTTAAAAGATCCAATGCACCATAATAATACAAGTCATTCAAAAAGATTTGATATTTGATATTAAAAAGACCACTTGAAATTGTGCTGGAGTCAACCTTAAATACACTATTAACTCCAATTATTGTATCTGGTAGTTTTAAAAAATTAGTTGCCTCTTCCCAGGACACCGTAGAAATACCAACAGAAGATGATGCTGTAGTAGTTTCTTTACCAGAACGCAGTATATCTTTTTCCCCTGGTTGTAGTTGATGCTTTAAAAATACTCTTTCAATACCATCAAAATGTCTCTCGTGAAAATATTGAATAGCATCATCCATTAAATTATCAATCTGATCATCATCTACGTTTATTTCTAAAACTGGCTTTCCTAGTTGTTTTAGGCAATACTCTTTTAGTTCTGCCCTAGATGATGGTTGTGCCATTTATATAACAAAATCCCGATTTCTTTGAGTATTTATAATTTAGTAAAGAAGATGTCAGGAATCTTTTCCACAAACAACAAAATTTACATTAGTGTTGGATGACTTAATAAAAATAACATCATTAGTTCCAACCTTTAAGTTTGTTCTAGAGTATACATCACCTGGATGTAGAGTATAATTATACTCAATATAATTTTTACTTAATATCTCAGTTCCTATTCCAATTCTAATTGTTGCTGGATCAGGGTTCTTGTTGCACGCAAAAATATTAAGATCAATATTTGAAGGTGAAACGTATAGTGATTCGTTTAACTTTGTTTGGGTAATTGATGTTGCTGTAAGTACCCCACAATTTGTAGTAACTCCAACCTCAGACCCTAGTAGATTGAAGTTAACATTAACATTATCTGATTTTACTATTACTGTTTGCCCATCTGAGAAGTAAATAGACTCTGTTTCATATGACTCACCTGCATTTATTTTTTTATCATAAACTACATAATCTGAAGAATTCAAGTTCTGAATGGTATCCGTTGAAATTGCAACCCTAACCTTTACTGGAAACGAATCTCTATTTGTTATATAAACTTTTCCCTCAACCAAAGTTGAAGAGGGAGAAGTATATAATGAGTAATTTGTTCCAGCATTAAGTGGCACAAGTGAACCTAAAGAACCAGAGGCCATTATATCTCTAAATACTTTTTAATAAAATTATTTATATGTTATAATAAAAAGAAAAACTATATGATAGTATTAACTGGATCAAGAGGTTTCATTGGGAAAAAATTTACTTCAAAACTCAACGAACAAATTGTAGAAGTAGAACAAGAAAATGCCTTCAAGTTTATAAGTGGTTTTGATAAATGGGATCAAGTTTCTCTAATTCTTCATCAGGGGGCAATCTCATCTACAATAGAAAAAAATATAAGAACATTACACCATAATAATGTAGAATTCACTTTATTTTTATTTGAAAAAGCAATCCAATATCAAATTCCAGTAAAGTATGCGTCATCGGCATCTGTATATGGAAATCAAACAAAAAAATTAAAAGTCATTAATCCACTAAATTACTATGCAATAACAAAATTACAAATTGACTATTTTGTTTTAGATAATTTAGAAAAATTTAAATCTATTCAGGGATTCAGATATTTTAATGTATATGGTGATGGAGAGGAACATAAAGGAGATCAAGCAAGTCCCGTATCAAAATTTACTAAGCAAATTCGTGAAACTGGAAAGTTAAAACTATTTAAAGGTTCTGATAAATTTTTAAGAGATTTTATTTGTGTTGACGATGTTGTAAATATTGTTTTAAATAATAATATAGAATCTGGAATTTATGACCTTGGAACAGGGACTCCAATTAGTTTCCAAGAAGTTGCTGAGTTAGTAGCAGAAAAAGAAAAGGGGGAAATCGAATACATCGACTTCCCCGAACACCTTAAAGGTAAATATCAAGATTATACTTGTGCTGATATGAAATGGATTGGTGATTATAAATTTAAGACTGTTGCTGACTACTTAGTTCGCAATAATTAATGAAAGAAGTAATTATATATTTGTCATCAGAAAGGGGAATATTTCCTTGATGTTTGAACAAATAATTGCAAGGAAAAATAAGCAATTTTCCTTGCTCTGGAGCACATTTATAACCTATTTCTGGGAACTCAGTTTCTCCTCCTTCATTTACAGTATTTAAATATAAAATCATTGCAAAAAGTCTTGAT